CGTAGGATGGGCGCCGGCGGCCTATGTATCACATGTCTGTAAAGTATAAGAATTATTTTTGATAACTCGTTGATTTAGATAAAGAAAAAGCGTTGAAGTGGTCAATTCTCCAACGCTTTTTCTTGTTTAGAAACAACGAGTTACGTCAACTGGTGAAGATCTTCCCGTAAGCTTCCTGCAGAGTTTCGACCCGATCGACTTCATCCTGCAACGAGTCTTTGTGATACATCATGGCCAGTTTGTTGATGATACTCTTGGGGATCTTAGTCTCTTCTGCAACGGCGGCAAGGGCTTCGCTAATAGCCGTCTGAGAGCTTTCGATGATGGTACGCTTGTTGCTGACATCCTTGATGACGCCCGAAAGCTGATCCCGAATGCGGCTGTCGTTCAAGATGGAAACGTCAAAGCTTTGCATAGTGTATTTCCTCAGATTTTAAGAAATGGAACGCTTGAATAGCTCTACCATGCTCCAAGAGTCTAGAGCAGCGTCATGGAGAGCATTATGTTTGATGAAGCCTTCCGGCATTGTTCTGCTTTCCGGTGCTCCAGTATTGGTCCCTTGGAGCACGTCGTAGAACGTCTTGGAATCGCGAATCTTCCAAGTGTTGAACGCCGGCGCGAGATTTGTCTGCGCGTAAGCACTCTCTAGCTTAGGGAAGTCAAAGCTAGATCCGCGCGCCCAGACAAAAGAGTTCTTGAAGTCATAACCCGAGTTGGAGATCCACTCATTCAAGCGACTCAGCGCTACTAGTAGTGAGACATCATTCACGGAAGGTTTTAAGACTCGCCGCGCTTTTTCATCCTGCTTCTCCCACCAGTTAACGGTGTCTTGTTCGACCGTTCGACCATGTTGCTTAATCTGCGACTGTACGTCCAACTTAGCATAGAATCCGGACGAAACTAGTCGCTGATATTCGTTCTGCTCAATAGACGAAAACTTGAAAGCGACAGCACCGATAGAGAGCAATACAGCACCCTCTCGCACACCGAGCGTTTCGGTGTCGATAGAAATATGGATCAATTCACTCATGTGGTAATCCTTTGATGGGGAGGTTAAACCTCCCCATCAGCGAGACAATGTCAATCGGCAAGGAGACGCTTAAAGCGTGCTTCGTCGTCCTCTTCATCCGTCGTCGAGCTTGCTTCAGTCCACGACGGGCTAGCGTCCACATCATCTACCTGTGAACGGAAAGACTCAGACTTATCAGCTCGCGCCGCCGGCGTTGTGGCCCCAGCGCTACGACCCAGAACCAAATCGAACTTCCTCTTCAGTTCATCGTAGCTCTTGAACTTATCCGGCGCCACTTCGGCTTGCAAGCTATGCTCCATACGCCAGATCTTTTCCAGACCCGAATCGTCCAGATCCAAACAGACAGCCGGAGTGTCGAAGGCAGACGAGTCATAATTCCGCTGACCCTCCACCTTACGAATCTTCAGTTTGAAGTCGGCTCCCTTCCACAGATCGAAAGGATCAAACGCCGGATCATCTGGGAATTCCGGATTGATAGCGAGCTCGATCTTGCCAAGGATCTTGGCGCCGTACTTGTACAAGAACACCTTACCCTCATTTGCCGGACAGCCGGGATCTTTCAGAACGAGGATGTTCGAGATGAAATGCTTGCGGCGCTTGCGTTGCCGTACGATCGTCTGATTGGCTTCCGTGCCGGTGTTCCAGAGCTCCGTGTTAGCCTCGGCGACCGGATCGGATTCGCCAATGGTCGTCCGACTGTTTTCGATGTACCACTTGCCGCCGGGGCCCTTGAAGCCATGACTGAACAGCGTCACCACCGGCACATCTTCTCCATCTGGCGCCGGCAGAAAGCGGATCACTGCATAACCATTACCGGCCTGATCGACGGTCGGAGACCAGTAACGATCATCTCTCTCGAATGAGGAATTGCCAGCGGCGGACTTGAGCTTCTCGCTTAGCTGCGCAAAATTACCAGACGACTTCTTCAATTGTGAAAATGACATTTTCGTTTCTCCTATTACTGTGCTATGGACGGAATCGTCTCTTAATGCACTTCTGTGAGTGTGCCAACTGCTTTGAATAGTACGTCTTTATCCATTGACAGCCAGCGACTATATTTACGCAGAATGCTGGCGCGTAAATTCCAAAGAGGGTCTGCTGTCTCTCTACTCGCAAACCCCAGAGCTCTATGTAGCAGTGCTAGCGTTTCATCTTGAACACCGCCTATGATATCCTCTTGATCTTGAATGAGTCTAGGCGCATTGCCTCCATCAGGCAGTAGGAGTCCTCGCAGCGATAGACCGTTAGAACTCATGTGATCGACTATTCGCTCGATATCTGTCCGGAAGACATAAGAGAGGGAACCAATCACTACCATCCGCCTGCTGTGTATTTTCTGTTGATCGAGCGAAAACAAATCACCTATCCAGGCAGATGGGTTGTTCTTAAACAGAGAGACTAATCGTTGGATTCGATCTTCTCGTTTCGTGTACTGCTCTGCTACGCGCACAAACATGAAGGCATCGCTACGCGCCAGTAGGGTATCACTCGAGAAGTTCAGATTCTTGGCAGAGACCGAACGTGAGTCTCCTGGCTTGAAAGAGAGCTTAACCGCAACATATTCCTTGAATACTCCCAGCGCACTCTCGATGTCCGTCATGTCCACTCCAGCGCATGCGAGGACGTCCGGAATACGCCACGCACTTTCCTGTGGTCGATGGCGCTCTTTCGCAACATCAGGCGAGTATTCTCGTCGAGACTCTGTAGGAAATCTGCTTCGTCGAGATCATGCTCTACACAATAATCGACAGCAGCTTCGAGAAGGTTCGATTTATCACGCTCCGAACGGGTCATCAGTTGCTCTAGAACATTCTCTGAATAGTTCATATTTTTGTCGCTTTTTGATTTACACGTATGTTAATGAAATGGCTGATTGACATCAATCGCCGGAGGATCATCTTTCCTGTTTTCGTAGTATTTCCGGATCCGTTCGTCTAATGTGTCGAGATAGTCGCGCGTGGGTCTGACAATGATCTGCGGAAGAGGGAAATCCCGACGGGCTACCATGACGACGATCTGTTCCGGGAAGACTCCGAACATCTCATCCAGACAAGAAGCATATGCGGTACACTGAAGGAAGTAATCCATCAGATGTTGTTCGGTCTTTTCGCGCCTTGCGTTCTTGCAGTCGATTACAGAAAGAGTCCCTTTGTAGTAACCAAGACAGTCCAAGTAACCCATGACCCTGCGCCGATTCGACCAGACTTTCGTCTGTACGGACACTGGGACGATATAGTCGAGCGAAGGCTTTAGCTGTCGCCATAGACGGAGAGCTAAAGGTGTCGCCGAATATGCTCCAGGATCGAAGTTATCTTTCCGTAGGGACTCATTGAACATCTCATCTAGAGAGTTTCCAATCTGGATAGATTCATTGATGATGCGATCTGCTTCGGCGTCACCCACGGAAGTCCGCCAGGCATCCAATCCTGCCATATCTTTAGATGCAGAGAGGATACGAGTTACGCCCGGATACTTCTCCAACGGTTCGGAAGAATATGAAGCGACTCTGTTCCGGAGATCAGTGATCTCTGATCCCACATGGGTTTCTAGGCTTATCATGCGCTTTCTTGATGGCTGTCATAAAGTTACGAAAATCACCGGGTGCTTTCCGGCGCCCAAGGGCTTCTGGTGTCATAAAAGCCAGACTGTTATTGCTGGCAAAATAACGCGACAGAGCGGCCCCGCATGACGGACAATTGAACGTCACATTGTCTAGGTCGGCGATACTATGTTTCTTGACCTCAGTGTGTTCGCACGATGTGCATCGATAGTCGTAAAGAGGCATTTCACCACGCTCCTAGAAATCTAGCCATTCGATTAGCAGCGAAGTACGTATGCAATTGATTCCTAGCTGGCGGCGTGTTTTCGTATGCTTGGATAATAGACCCTGAGACATCAGAGGGGATTTCACGCATATCGATCAGTGCTTTGTTCTGCTTGAATCGCTGTACTGTTTTCTCATCCGGGCAGAACTTCTCCGGCTCACTAATGTCATGTTTCAAACATTTGGCGACAAAACTACTCATCAGTCGTGTCTGTCTCTTTTCGGGATTGACGAATGCATCCGAATCAGAAAGAAAGTTGGGAATCCCATCGCTCCCATCACCGCGGAGGATATGTTCCATCAGATTGTATTGCTTCTTGCTTGACGAAAGGAAAGCATTATGCCACGGACTCCACTGCTTTATTTTCATATTCGACAGCTGCTGAAGTTGGATCATGTCTTTATCGGACGACACAATACATACAGGGCGGCTGGGCACAAACCGGAGAGAAAGAATAGCAATGATGTCATCGGCTTCGGCATTGTCAATTTCTATGCAGCGAACCGGAAAGTATTGACGGAATTCTTCTTTCAGCGTATCATAGTCGCTGAAGAACTGTGTCCAATCAAATCCGTCATCTGCTTCACGTGACTTAGCTCGCCCTGCTTTGTACTCTGGGAAAATGAGACGGCGCCAATTCGGAGCTTTGTGGCCATCGAAACAGAATACGATTTCATCAGCATATGACAATAGCTTCTTGCGGATCGCAAGAATCCTTTCGGTTATCAGATTTCGCATAACTGGAAGAGACGGTTGCTCTTTGGTCTTCTGATGGAATCCCATACATGAAGAATACGCGATATTACTCATGTCAAACAGAATCATTCAAGGTCCTTATGTTTCCGGAAGCGTTGCTCGCTGAAGGGGAGCTCATCGGTATCATCGAGACTCATGCGCTTTGCCTTGCGTAAGATTTCGGCGGCGCGACGGTTTGCTCTACGATCTTCGGCCGATTCGACGTGTTGTGTGAACTTCTTCGAACCCTGCAGTCTTTTCTTGGTACTCATTTCATCTGAACTCTCTTTGGTGGTCGCAGCTTTGCCAGCTTCAGTCTCGCCTGTAGTTGACTGTAAGTGTTGCTGGATAGATATTTAGTGACCGCATCGGCGGCAATGCCACCACTCACCACTGCAGAGTTGATGTCTTTTGCGCGCCATGAGTCATCATATATAACCACAGGATATCCTTTCTCGACAGACTTCTTCATGTCATTGAATACGTCGGGATTGCTCCGATAGTCGCTGTCATAGACAAGAACTATATCTCGCAGACCGAGTTGATATAATGTGTCATAAGATTTGCTGAGTGCACCGCCAGCGGCTGCTAGGCCATTCTCAATAAACATAGCGTCGAACGGGCCTTCGGTCACATAAGCCGTATTGCCGAGATTTAGTGAATCGAGTCCCCAGATCTTTGGAGCGTCTGTTCCAACTGCTGCCATCTTGAGCGTGATATAGCGAATATCGCCTTCAAGGAGTCTCGCCTGTAGATAAATTAGCTCTCTGGCTTGATTCCGGAATGGAATCAGGATTGCCGGCGAGTTTGGAACATGTCGATCACTATTCGCGTAATTCGGGATGGATTGGACGACTCTGGAAAGATCATCAGTAAACAGTAAGTTTCGCCGATGTCGCGCCGGCACCATTCGTCCTTCAATATACTGTCGGGCTATGTGATCTGATGGTAAGTCCAAGAAAGGCACCGTGTGACTGATCTCATTCCCGGCGAATATGTCTGCTGGACCAGCACGCTTCTCGAGGCTGCTCAAGTTGGCATTTGCATTTTTGCTGAAGCCTTGACTCTTGTTCCCTCTCTCGGCGAATAGCTCCATCTTGTACTCTTGAGCTAATGTCGGGGCAATGCGACGCATGAACTTGTACAGACTCATGGCTCGATTACAGTTGTGACATTTGAATATGTACGACTTCTGATCATCAGCATAGAAGATATGACCACGCTTCTTGTGCTTAGAGCGCTTAGAGTCACCGCAGAGCGGACAGCGGAATCTGTACAATCCCTGGGACACCTCCGACAGGTCATGTAAATAAGTCGAAAGCAACAGAATGTACTTGCGATCTATATATTGCATACATGAAGTATAAGAGTTTTCGAGTGACTAATCAATTGAAGGAGCGAAGAGTATGAAGATTGACAATGTGGAAGTAGTTGCGACGCCCACTGGATGGGCTGATGCTAAGACGGGTGAGATTGTGCAGGTCATCTATGGTCTTCCGGGGGCGCGACCTTTCGGCGCTGTGTCCGGAGAGAGCCGCACCGATAGCAAAGTGAAGAGTAAGAAGGCAAAGGCTAGCAAGAGCGAGTAATATGATTGACAAGTCGGGCCTGAGGGATTATGCTCTAGCATCCTATCGCTACACTGGTGTACTTAATGATGAAACGTTCAAGGCCGACTTCTTTCTTTTCGTAACGGTTAAGAAGATGATATCCAGATTTCTTAACTCTGGACAAGTCAATGAACGCCGACTGATCAACAACGTATTGATCTCGCTAAACACATTTGGCGGTACTACGTGCAATGTCATCTATCGCTCAATGCTGGATGACTCTCAGTATGGAGTAGTGAAGGCCATTCTCATCTTCCTTCGGCAGTATAACAAAGCAGTCGGAGAAGACGTAAAGCCGGATAGAATCATGACGGACATCTTACGCGACATCAAAAACAGGTATGGCATACAATGAACATAAACATCATTCCATTCTGGGCCAAAGCTCTTATTCTCATTGCCATTCTCGGTGGCATATTTGGGTCCGGCTACTATGTCGGATCATATGTTTGCGATAATGACCACACAAAAGAGCAGCTAGCCTCTCTCAATGCCGCAGTCGAACGCGAACACGCTCTAGAAGAAGACCTCCGCGGAGTGTCGGCTCGGCTTCAAGCGGCCCTGCGAGATGTTCAGACGCTCTCGGCCTCTAGATCGCCGGTGATAATGAGAGAAGTTGAAAGGCCTGTATATAGGTCCTGTTCTGTTCCGCAATCTGGGGTTGAAGTCCTGAATGATAACTCATCCCAGTACAACAATCTCCGGAGGAAGCCATGATTAAATCGATCACCCTAGCGACGATGATAGTGCTCCTTTGTTGCGGTGCGTCTTGCTCTCATGTCCCACCACAGACGGCCGTTATTGTCGATCCATCTTTGAAGGTACGCTGCCCGGAGCTGCCGACGATTGGGACGCAGACGATCACCATGGGCGATCTGTACACAAGATATTCGGATCTACAAGAACAGTACATTCAATGTGCTATCCGAAATGATTGCTTGATCGAGGCAATCGGAGTAGCCGAATCAGACCCTAAGAACAAAGGCACAGTGACGATTTCGTGCCCTGCGGTCAAGAAAGAGTAACTAGATGGACGCTGCCAAGTTGCCCATGATGATGGAACGGAATGTTCCCTCTGGGTTAGATATCACCATTGGAATGTTAGCAGCTCTGTTGGGCGCGACAGGCGGTCTACTCACAGGCATCGCAACGGGCGCTGGAGCCGCTAAAGCAGCAGGGATAGCCGGCTGGCGAGACTGATTATTGGCATGACGTAAGCCAGCCAATAGCCCATTCATGGAATCGCTTCCCTGCGCCGATCGAACGCGTTCTCTCATTTCTGGGCTCAGCTCACGTCCGTTCTTGAGTTCGGCGTGTAGATGCCTGTTGTTGCCTTCACCGTGGACTAACGTGAAGAAGCCAGCAGAAGACAGAGCTGCTCGCATTGCGGCGATCTGCTGCGGTGTTTTTCCTCGGATGCTGAAGTCTCTAGCAGTTCCGCCATTTCTTCCTAGATGATGTGAATTGGGGACACCACCACGCGCTAGAAGACTATTCTGTTCTCGCTGCGAGCGAATAGTCGATGAAGTGAGGAAGTTGTTCTGAGTAGCTAGAAGATCCAAAGCAGATTGTGTTTGAATCATTCTAGGCTGTAGGTTGGCTGGCACCATTGACATTGTCTGGCGCCAATCTGCACCGGGCTTATAGGCCGCTGCCGTAGGCGTGATCGCCAAGCTAGGCACCGATGCTCCGCGATTAGATTCAATTCTAGCTACATACTGATCACGAATCGCCTGATCACCATAATCGCCATAGATAGCCGTATAAGACGTGTCGCGGCCGGACTGTTGGCGCCGGCGCAGATTAGTCTGCAATAGCTGTCGCTGTTGGCTCAAAGCGAAGTCGGGGTCGCTAGACATTCTAGCGCGATTCTCTTCACGTTGGCGCCTTTCGGCGGCGGTTCTGGCGGCACGTCCGAAGAGGTTATCGTCAATGGCTGTTGTAGTGAACTGCGTCAAGCCAACCGCCCCGGTTGGGGATCGAGCATCTCGCCGGAAGCCCGATTCGGTTTTTACCTGAGCCAGGGTAGTCCCAGCCGGGGCACCGACTAGTCGATCAGTCTCCATCGTATACGCAATCTGTGCATCTGTCAGACCAGCCGCTTTTGCTTCTGCTATGAGCGATCCCGTATTAGACCCAGCCCTTGCATTTGCGTTACCACTCGGGATCGGACCGACTCGGCCGACGCCTCCACCTCCTCGAGGTGCCGGTGCCGTCGGCGATGATTCCGGAGACCCAAAGATGGACCCCAAAAGAGACTCGGGTGAACGCTTGGCGTCATCCGACATGTTGATATAGAGACCTTTACTCTTATCGAGTGCCGAAGAGACTAACTCTGTCAGTAGCTTTTCGGCTGTCATGGTGCTTGGCAAAACTGTGGGAACGCGAGGCGCTGCGGCAATGTTAGCTGCCGACGATGTGGGAGCTGACGTCGTCTCCTTCTGTCCTCTGAACGGAGTGATGCCGCCGGAAGAATTCTGGGCGCCGATGAACCATCGTCTGTACTCCTGAGTAGCGTTCGGGTTAGCTCGATCGAACTCAGCTAGTTGCTGTGCGCGTCTCAGGGCGGCAGTGTTGTCAACAGAATTCATTAGATCTTCGTGTTCTCTATTGAATCCTGTTATCTCTCCTATAGTGCCACCTATGTTGCGCAGGCGACGGCGTCCACCTTCGGATTTCTCCATATGGTCACCGATAAGCCGCCCAGCCGTCCAACCGCCAGACGCCGCCAAAGCAACCGGATTGCCGGACAACATCGCGCCGGCGGCCAACATATCTCCGGAATTGACGGTATTGATCCCGTTATTCCACATATCATATCCGGCGCTGCCAATGCCCAGCGCGGCGCCGACGGGGCCTAGGACTTTTCCAAAACGAGAGAGTCTGCCGAGCATTCCAACTTTCGAAGCTACGCCGGCGGCTCTGGTTGCCTCGGCGCCAGCTGTCGCAGCCTGAGTAGCTTCGACACCAGCAGTTGTTGCTCTGGTCACCTCAGCGCCGGTGGCTGCCGTTTGAGCTGTTTTACCGGAAAGTCCGATCGCGCCTCGAAGCTTTGCGACTGCACCGGCAACCGTCACTCCTATCCCGGGAATGGCTAGCGCTAGCGATGCTATTCCTCCGATCAGGCTGGATAGGAGACCCTTTGTCTCTTTGGTGCTCTTTTGGAAACCGGCACCCAAGAGCCCTTTGATCTCATTCAAATCATCGTGGATTATCTGAAGAGTACTGCTCGATTGGCCGGAGATCGCGGCTTGGACTCTATCTACCTCCCTCTGATAGCGTCGCTCATTCTTCTCTTCGGCTTCCTCTGCTCTCTCTTTACCTTCCTTGTATGAATCATTCTTCTCGGATTTGTCGTCGTTTCGAGTGGCATGCGCTTCTTGAACAAAACCCAGGGCCCGTTGAAGAGCCGGCGAGCGTTTTGTCGCAATCTGCGCCAGCGCCCATGGGGCCGCTGTCAACTGTTCCCGTCCTTTCGCGGCCGCTAGCCTTCCGAATGATCGGGCAAAGGAGCCACCTTCGGCTTGCGCTACCGCACCGGCTCTAGCCAGAAGTGCACCAATTCCCACGTCCGAAACTCCTCTAGGTGTTAGCCTTTGCTTCTGCAACTTCAATCATCACTAGGATATCCTTCTCATAGTATGGCAAATCGAGTATCTCAGACATGCTATAGCCTGCCCGAGTTAACTCCCGCAGAACACGAAACTCTTCTTGCAGTGCGCCCGACGGGAAAGTTAGAAGAAAAAATCCTGCAGCCCTCTGAGACCGAACGTCTCCTTCTTGTCACACTTAGGACAGGTCACTTCAACATCCAGCCCTAGTATTGGAATGTTCCGGAAGAATGAGTTAATCCTATCGACGGCTTCCGGATCGAGGTCTTCTAGCCACTCATTGAACTCGGCCGCGCTGAAATCAACCGTGGGCGTCTTGACATCGTCTCCGTCGGTAATACACTCAATAGCGGCGAAGATAAACTGAGACGGAATCTCAATATCTACAGTCGATCGCACTTTCTTGTAGCTGTCCAACGAAGGTACCTTCAGCTTGATTGTCTGACCATCGCCAACATCTATAACGGCAGTACTTACATAATCCGGCGGCACCATCAGAGATGCCGAATCAAGATCGATCGGCACCTTCACCTTAGACCCGCATGGCTCTTCATGGGCTGCAATACTGGGCTTATCTTCAGTTGCGTCCTGAGCTGGAACCGTGACGGTGCCACCACATGTGAAAATGCCAGCCGTCTGTTCGCCGCTCGTCTTGGTGTAAAGCTTCAAGAAGATGTAATCAATGATGTGCATAGGCAGCGACCGGATATCGACCCTGCTACGAACCGCTGCTTCCGTTATATCGAGAACCGCATTGATGATGGCGTTCTGATCCTTCATCTCGATAGCAGTGAGAAGAGTCTTCACTTCCCTTACTTTCATGGCGCGAATCTGAACCGTCTGAGCCATTTCCGGAACAGTTAGATCATGATAGACGCCTTCTACTTTTCGCAAACTACCCATATTCTTCTCACCTTTCCATTCTCAATTGTAAGTGACGTAATCTTTACCTTGCAAGAACTGAAGTAACTCTTCTTGTGGCATTTCAACGCAGAAAGTATGGATAGATCGCTCATTCTCGATCGCAGCCTTCCATCGATGATGACCATCGATAATGCATCCATCTGCGCTTGTAACGATGTATTTGTTTGCTAGCGATGTGTCCGATGGATTGACTCTGGTCTCATCGTAATCAACATCCGATTGTGTCGGAATGAGTAAATCCGGGGGTTCTTCTCTTAAGTGGAAGTCGTATCCATGTGAAACAAGATCAGCGGCCAGAGCCGACAAGTCACTGATCTGTGGCATTTTTGCTCTTGGAACGTTCTCCATTTCACTTAGGAAAACTTTCTTCACTCGCGACTTGATGCTATCTTCGTCTTCGTCTTCGTCATACGGACATTGTCCCGTCGGTTGATCTACAGACACTCCGGAAGTTACGTTCGCATCCTCAGTCAGCGGAGTCTTATTGCTCAATAGACTCTTATACTTAGATAGCGTCTGGGATGTCAATGTTTTGGCCTCACTGACTTTCCGGTCATTTCTGAGTTGCATGATGGTATCAATCACTCCGGAAAGCGCGGCAGCGACTTTCGAACCGATTGGAAGACCGACCAATATGGTCGTTAGAAGCACCAACGAGGCGCCGGCGTCTTCATTCAGTTGTTCGTCATGCATGTGGGATAGTCACTGTAGTGGTCAGATCGACGCTTGTCGGCGCGCCTTCGACGCCATAGTCGACAGTCGCGGTGACAGTATAAGGCGTATCAGAGCCGCCTCTAGCGTATGTATGAACGACATTCTTGCCACCATTGGCGAGAGTCGTCGAATCGCCGAAGTCCCAATTGATGTCCGTGATGTCTGTACGCTTAGAGTGAACTGACAGACGAACCTTACCGCCAGTCACAACTGCAAAAATCAGATCATTGGTACCGCCAGCTGGGTCGATGAATGATTTCTCGCCGGCATTGGGCTTGTAGTAAGCGACAGGCGATGCGATCCCCTTTGTGGAATCTAGCTGTTCGCCCGTTAGCGGATGTGCCCAACCTACAGAAGTAGGAACCGCCTCTGGAAATGGCTTTACTGACATCTTGTTCTCCCGATGAGTGTTCAGTGGTAGGAATTCTCATGTTTATTTAATGATAGCTGCCGGTTCCGACAAAAGGAAAGGGAGGGCTAGCCCTCCCTTTCCGACACACAATTGGCCTACTCTCAGTAGTACCAGCGCAATGAGACTTGCTCATTCAACACGTGGTCCTTACCCGTGAGGTCAAGGCCGACTGACCATCCGTTCCCAAAAGCATATTCTGCTCCGACAGTCCCGTACCACTGAACCGAATCGAGCTTTGCTTCGCGGAGATTCGCCGCACCGACACCGCCACGCACCGTCCAACTGTCATTCACCAAATAGCGCACGCCACCCTCGGCCGAGTAGGCCATCCGGTCGCGACCAAGCTGATCATTGACGATGGACGAAACATTGAACTTACCGTACGCATCCAACTTTGGCGTCAGGAAAGCATGAACACCAACCGTTGCCGTTACATCACCCGGCGCGAACCAACGGTTAGTGGAGTCACTATACGACAACTGAACAAACGTGTAGTTGTTCAATGACTTCGAACCTTGCAAACCATACGTGGTGCCACTGACATTGTATGCGGAGCTATGTGCTACATGTCCTTGCACATAATCCCAATCACCCGCGTGAGCGCTACCAGCAGCGAAAAGACCCAAAATCAGAACCATCAAAAACTTCTTCATGTACTACTCCTTCTATTGTTGAAAACCACCGAACTTCTTCCGAAGTTCATCTCGATTCACGGATATCATATCTGAACCCCGTAAAACATCCGCCTCATGTTCAGCATCGATGTCATAGAACTTCTGTTTTGATACATCGACACCGAGCACGAATCTAAGTTTGGTCGCCTTGTTAGCATATCGAGTTTTGAGCTGCTTAACTAGAATCTGATTCAAGTTGTCTAGCTCTTCAGTCCGGACTAAGCCCCACATGCCATCTGCTGTTGCAGCGATTGCTAACGACTCGGCAATATCTCCCATTGAAATATCTGAAGCGTCCTGACCGCCACGATTGAACTGACTCGCCGTCCAGACAACGATATCTTCTTCTACTGCTAACCGCCGTAGCTCTTCAGCGACTGCTTTGTAGTAGTAATAAGATCCATGCGCGCCTGCCGTTAACTGATAGGAACCCATGATCTGAATGTAATCGACCATCACAATCTTGGGCGATATGCCACGCTTCAATCGAAGATCTTTGAGTGCCGATTTGATATTTAATGCAGTAGCAGCACCCGGCGCAAACTCCTTTACAATGATGTTACCTCTGGTCTTGCTGCGGAGGGTTTCGACCTTGTTGATGAATGCCTCCTTACCGACCGATGCTAGCGATTCTGTTGCAATGTTCAGTATGTTGGCATCCACGCGCTGTAAGACGGCTTCCTCCCGCATTTCGCATGAAACATACAGGACATCGAAGCCGTCTCTTAGATAATCACACGATAAAGACACCAGGCCAAGAGACTTACCGACATTGATGCCGGCAAGGAGGATGTTCAGCGTCTTTGGCGTGACACCGCCGCAAGTAACTCCATTGAATTCGGCAAGCCGGAATGGAACTTTAATCTCCGGATTAGTGTAGTAATCGTACCGAGATGCTGCGTCTTCGAAGAAGTCCGAACCGACTCGTGAGTCAAACTCTACTGAGATGGCTTCGGAAAGCATCGCCGGAATGGCAGCTACATCTAACTTCTTCTCTTCACCTCTGTAGATGTCAATCGACTTCTGGATGGCTAGATAGACGGCACGATCTCTACACCATTCTTCTGTTGTCTTGTGGAGCCATTCTTTATTCTTCGGCACGGTAACGCCGAATATATGTTCGACGACTTCCAGTGACTTGGCAATCTCGTTCTCATCACTCTCAAAATCCGACTTGACGCTCACTATCAGGGTCGAACGATCAATCCTGTCGTTATACTTCCCAACAAAGTTGGAGATCTTGTCGAATATGTTCCGTTCGGCCCTATCTTCGAAGTACTCACGCTTAAGGAACGGGAGTACCTTCGTAATGAAGGTTGAGTCTTGTACGAGAGAAGCTAAGATAATCCTTTCTGTCGTGATATCGGACATCAAACCCCCGGTTTATTGCCGAATACATACAAATGACTCCGCAGTGCCACATTATATCCGCGATCCATGGCCATCCGAGCGACCTTTTCGTCGACCATCGCTTGCTGCTCCAATGACGCTCCGACAGGCATGATCCAAACATCCGACGTCTCGGGGATGCCAGATGCGTGATACTCCGCCATAGCCTTATCTACTTCATTGAACGATTCTTCAGTTGGCTCGCATACGAACTTGAAGTATTGCATGCAATTACCAGAACCGACGAGAAGTTGATGCAAAGCGTTCACTGGCACAATGGCCTTTTCCCATGGCTCGCCACTAACGGAAAGTTTGGGGCTATTCGACCACACGATCCGCCGCCCTGGAACTTTTTCACACCACTCCCGGAGTCGCAACATATGTTCCGGTTTAAGAGGAACCGCACAGTTAGTTTCGAATGTGATCGTTCGAAGGTTATCGAGCTTGGGATGTTGGATGAACTCTACCCAAGCCTTCATGACCGACGTCGGCTCGCCGCCCGTTAGGGTCAATCCATAGAACTGCTTACTCTTCGGATGCTGCCAATTCTTACTGCCCGCCGGAAGCAATCCAACGACGTGCTCGGCTAGCTCATCTGTAGTGAAGTCCTTCCACATGTGCTTGAATCGTGGATCCCATGCATATATGCTATCGCAACCTTTCGTAATCTCCGGAATATCATCGAGTGATGAATATGCTGCTGGGTCGAACCCCAGTCCTTCATTAGTCTCAGTGTCTACATTATCGGGATTGTTAAAGCCTCTACATGTGAAAGGGCAACGGGCGACTCTTATCCAGACCGAAGAGTCCAAGCGACCGCACATAGCGGCCTCGCCATTAGGTGTCCCATACCAAGATTCAACTACTGTCACTTTAGCCATCTTCAGTGTCCTTTTAGCTCCATAAGATCTGCTTTTCGGATCAAGTGGGATCTGATCAATCGTTGAACTTCGGCTTCATCAGCGTTAGGATTCTTACAGTCCATGTAAGCTCGCATAAGCGCCATTGTGTTTTTGTTTTCCTCCGACAATGGGTCATTTAAGTGCTCTTCCGTGATCGAATACTGATCGAGGATCAGTGCCCGCTTGAAACACTGCTTACAGACGCCGCAAGGAATACTTAGATTGTACCAGCAACTGGTGGTCGACTTGACCTCTTCTTCGGTGATGACGCCGGCAAGAAATAGATAGCTCAGAGCAATCGATTTAGTGAATCCAGCATCGACAAAGGGGAATCGCACCTTGACTGAACCTACAAAAGGACTTAGGACATACTTCAAAGTGTCGTTCAGTTTATCTAGAAAAGTTGTGTTCTTATCCGTCGCCTGATCATTGTTTTCATCGGCGAGCGCCCCGAGCCAGACTTCATCTGGTAGATATTGACTAGCCACTGTTGCAGCGAATACTAGATTCCTACCCGGAATGTAGATAGGACCCGCGAACGGATCAGATTTCTTCGGGATCGGTTTGATCTCTGAGCCGAGCCAATCGAGTCGCTTGACTTCGACGAAATCCGGCAACGCTTCTAGTTCGGCGTGGAGACTATCCTGTCCGTGATCGAAGAAGACACATCGCACCGATGCACCCGGATATTGGAGCTTGGCGTACTTATACATCATCAGACTGTCTAGGCCGCCGGAGTAGAGGATGACTATTTTCATATGACCATTGTAATGTAGTGGACGGATGATGTCAATCTTAACGCCAGTCTCTATGTCGAACGTTCTCGAGCTCTGTCAGATCATGCTGAATCATGACAACATAACAGTTTGTGTTCTGGCGAATAACTTCTGCTTGTACTGGATCATCTTCGAAGTGGCGTCTGATTCCTAGTTGAAGGAGTGTGGCAGCCTTATGATAGCCGCTGGATACGCGAGTCTTCTTATCGAAAACTTCCGGGTTGTAGTAGACTTTGTTACGGACTCCAATGCTGTTCAGGTAAGCAGTCGTCTCCGGTTCTTCTTCGAAGCTCCGACCAGTGATAATGACGTCATCTGCGCTTGGCCGGATGCCGACCGTGATCACGCCATCTAGATCAAATGAGTTCAATATCAGTTCTCCCTATAGAATACGCGATTCTCGCCCGACCGTTTTCCTTCTCTAAAGTCAGATAGTGCATCGACTACAGCTTTCGTGCAGCCGCTTACGAACCGATCGTGCAGTTCAACTGAAATGATCCCCGTCTGCGGAATGATATCGTTGGGCTCAGAGAATACTACCTTTTCTGATCCTTCGATATCAATCTTCATGAAGTCCGGTACTGATTTACCGCCAACAGATTCAGAGAAACGAGACACATCGGCCAGAGTTAGCGCTCTGATGTCCGTCGGAGTAGCGCTATAGCGCACAAAAGTTCCCCACTCTCCATAGTTTTGACCGACGATCTCTAAGAAGCCACTCTTTGTCCAGATTCCAGCGTGGATAGCATGGATGTTCGGATAAGGCGCGATGTTCTTCTTGAGGATCTCATATGATTCTGGATTGGGTTCTACGCAGATGATCGTCGCTCGAGGGAACCTACGCGAGAGGTAAACAGCCGAAAACCCAACATATGCACCTAGGTCAAAGATAGTCGTCGGTTCATGACTGAAGTCAATCGAGCCGTAATCTTTCTGGTGAAAGACAGCAGTATAGTTCTCCGCGTCCGATGTGCTGAGACGATAGAAGAGAGGAGGATGATGATCGTCGCTGATAGTCTCGAGGATATAGTCCATGCTTATTCTGCCGGCGCTGCCGCTTTCTGGAAAGCCAAGACGCGATCTAGATGAGCCGTAGAACCATTCTGGAGCTGTTCTTCCATGTACGCAATAGCGTCGCTCTTAGAGAGCTGGCGCCGAGTAATGGATGTCAGCTGACCTTCCGCCAGGGCATCACATTCCGCCTTTGCTTCCTGGAATGTCATCTGTTGGGGCGGAGTCTTCTGAGTAAACGCCGATGGACCACGGAGGCTTCCGACAATACCAAGATCGCGAGCGGCTCTCAGATAACGTACCGCATCGATGACCACGCCGGCGCTATTTGGCGAGTCTTCAACGGACAGCCGCGCGTCCAGCTTGATTGGAAACCCACCAAAACCAGTAGCCCGAATATCAAAGAAAGCGACCTTCTCATCTGTGCCACGCGGGACGTAGACGGAAGGTCCAGCATAGAGCTGTCCCTCTTTAGTTTCGATGCCACGTAGATCATTCTGTGCCCGGATGACATTTTCCTTACTGACTTTCTTCGAGGCCAGTCGCGACTTATCTTCCATGGTCAAGAAATCGGTATTGCTGCCTTGATTATACTGACCGTGGTATTGGATCGCTGCACCTCGATCGAATAGGAGCTCCTGGAACATCTGACTGAGAATGCTGGCTCCGACTTGCGATTTCATATCGTCACCAAGGATGGGAATCCCGGCCTCGATGAATCGCCGCTCCCACGCCGGATTAGAGGCGATGAATACTGGCATGCAGTTCAAGAAACTAATCCCGGCCTTAAGCGCGCATTCTGCATAGAACTCGACTGCTTTTTGTGAGCCGACTGGCAAGTAGTTGATGAGGATCTCGGCGCCGGAAGCCTTAAGAGCTTCTACTACATCTACTGGATCTTCATTCGACTCCCGATACGCTAGATGCTCACTCACATTTGCCATCTGCTTGGGGAAGCCATCTAGCGTAGGGCCACGTTGGACAATGGGACCGGCTGATACGTTCTTCTGAAAAACCAAAGTGCAGTTCGGCTCTGCGAAGATAGCCTCACCGACCGGTCGACCAACTTTTCGCCGGTCGATATCAAAAGCAGCTACCACTTGAATATCGGCGGGATGATACCCACTAATACGCATGTGCATCACGCCCGGGATGATACCATTGTCGGGGTCTACGTCTTGATAGAAGTGTAAGCCCTGATACAACGAAGAAAAACAGTTGCCGACGCCGGCGACTGCTACTCGGATCTTCTTACTCATATGCTTTCCTCTTAGACGATTCGATTGTTGTAGATAGTATAACGATATGTGGACAGTTACGCAAGAAACACGGCGTACTCTTTACGAGAAAAGACCATGGAGGCTTGATGGATGCGCATTCGGGAATGGACGTGACGTGCCATGGCGACCTACGTGGCGGTGCCATTCTTCGAACTGACTATCATCGTTCACGCTACGGAACGTGCGAAACATATTGTATTGGCTCTCGCTCATCCTCTCCAACATCGATGTGTTATCGATGCGGATCTTCGTGAGATTATCCATGAAGTTTCTCGCCCCATAGAGCCCAATCAGATACTTCTGAATGTCATGTTCATGTCTCCACTCCGGAGTGAACACTGTCTTGCTTCTCTGAATCAGCAACACATCTCTGATCTTGGATTCAGACAAGTGCCAGCCTAGCGACGAGTTCTTCTTCTGAATATCAGCTATAATCGTCGGAAGTGCGTTGATATTTCCGCGAGCGTATGACGCACGGCCAGCTGGAGCGGTGTAGACAAAGTTGCTACTCTCGGAGCTATGCGAAACAGAGTCATATGAAATGACATTGACGTCTGTCAATGACAACATCGGAATCATTCTTTTCGTCGAACCCACCCCAAGCATATGAAGATGCTGTTTGACATGTTCCGGAGCCTCGAGAGTTTTGCAGGCGTAGGCTCTGATGTAGTCTTCCAGTTCCCCATTCCCTAGAGCAGAAGACCCCATGGCCACGCCGCCTACGTCATCGACTAGCTCACCGAGCTCCTCGACAATAATCTTGACCCACTGTCGGAAGTCTTGATAACTGTTACCCTGAGCGATAATAAACGGCTTAGTGATGTGGCCATGCGTCCGGAAGAACTGGATCTGTTCTCCTAGATTTTTTGCGGTATCTTTCGCCTTTTGTTCGAACAGCTTAGAATCGAAGTATCTGTTTGAGCCCTGTGCGATAGAAGATTTGTCGCCATGGATGACTACCGGAATCTCATCGAAACACATAGCATAATCAGAGTACTGCGCCTGAGTAGCATAGATGTCCGCATGTGCCGGTGGCTTTCCTCTGTTCTTCTTGGCGAGCGTTATCATTTGCAAGCCGCCCGAGTCGGAATATAGCTTTGTCAGGTCGCGCCACTTCTCCAGATTCTTCGCCGTCTGTAGTTCAGTGAAAGCATTAAACAACATAGCGAACGATTGCTGTCCATCTCCGGCGTTCATCCACTTCAGTGAAGATCTGGCAATGCTTTGGAATTCTTCTGACGGCTGAACTGCGACAGTGGGCAATATGTAGCCCATCCCAGACATCACATATTCTAGTCTCATTTGATCAACCCGACGAGTTCTGTACGCAGTTTGTCATTCTCGCGGAAGCCGCCATGCAAGCTAGACGTGATCGTTAGCCCCTCAGCGTCGCCGATGCCGCGAGTCAGAACGCAGAAGTGCTGTCCCTTCATCACCACGCCAACATGTTCGGATCCGGTGATGACCTTGATCGCTTCGGCAATCTGCGCAGTCAGACGCTCTTGGATCTGCGGCCTGCGAGAGAAGAAATCGACGATACGTGACAGCTTACTGAGACCCAACACTTTCTTGTTAGGGATGTAAGCGACCCAACAGCTCAAGCTGTGATCATGGGCAGTGCCGAAGTACACGAAGTGGTGCTCACATGTCGTCTTGACGCTGCAACGCTCGACAATGAGCTCATCGTAGCCGATCTTGTTATCGACCGCTGTGCATTTCGGGAAATTGTCATAGTTCAGGCCACGGAACGTTTCATCGACATACATCTCAGCGACACGTCGCGGCGTATCCTGAAGACTATCATCTGTTCGATCCAGCCCCAAGACGTCCATGATGTTGCCGAACGACTCTTGAATTACGGAAACCTTATGTTCATGATCGGCAGCATTATCGATCATGGGCGTTTCAATGCCTAGGCTCACAAGCCGTTCGCGAACGAGCTGGCCTAGTTTCGGGTCACACTTAGACATCAGTTTGATTCTCCTCTTGTGTTCTGCTATTATAAGTTGTTTCTTCAGCTGAATCAATGCTATCCGGAAACTCTTTACCGGATTCGGTCATCTTAGCGATCACATCGCGAATGAGACTGCTAAACAGCTCTCTGATGACATCTTGCGCGAATGTGTCAAGATCGCTCGGCTCATCTGTCATATCCGCGGCGCTCTCCGAACGTCGAACCGAGATCTGACCGGTCAGAATGCCATCGTTATCCAGATGCCAGTCTTGAAGAACCACTTGTAGATGAGGCAAGGAAGTCTCGACTACACGAATCAGATTCTCATTTGCTTCTAAGATATACAGTTCCATTTACGACTCCTCAAACTTTCTTCACTTCATAATTGACCCAGCCCTGACGAGCCGATATGTCATTTTGCGGACTCTTTCGAGCATGCACGATCACTTTGGATGCTCCAGCTTTTACGAAAGCAAACTTCAACTCGCCGACTTTCCATTTATTGGGATCGAGATTAGCTTGCCAGTACTCCTTAGCGACTAAGAAATCTTTGATAGATCCCATACTGTCATTCGTCAGACGCTCGGCTAGAATTTTATTGAAAAAGTTACTCAGAGTCAAGGGTAACTGTGCTCGTCGAGAGTCAGTCGTCCCCATCGCATCACTTACGATCCCCAGCACAGTGTTGAGCTCTGGGCTTGTTTTGTTCTGTCTGATAGTGTCAACAATGCTCTCTGGAGAACGGAGTTTGAGACCTAGGAGAGTATTACAGCCCCACTCCCACACTATTGTCTTGGCGGCTTTTCCGGGGTCGGAGATACTTCTGCGCGCACATACGTCAGTCAATTCTTTGAGTGTACATTTTGGGAGGCGCGCTTTATTCTTGATAGCTAGCGGCAATACACCAGAGAATATCGACGCAGCTGCGCCGCCTCCGAACTTACTACTCACGGCTAAGAATGTGCCGTCTGTACATTCTATAAAGCTATCGACACTTGTGAATGAAGGATCAGTAGGCAAGTGGAACGCTTTAACATTTTTGCCGGCAAGTGGGCTAGGTCCTAGGATATACTTACTCGGAGAGGGTTGCATGCTCACCCAACCCACTAGAACTTCCCCCACATAGACGCCTAGACGATTAAGCAGAATCTGAGGGTCAAAATGTCCCCAGCTGAAAAGACCGGTCGCAAAGAAAGACTTGAACGTATCGGCTAGACCATCGCCAAATACTTTGTTCTTTTCTATGCCCGCCATGATACTTTTCTCGATAGTTTCCGGATCGGTAAAGGTAATGACAGCGACTTCGCGCCCATCGTAGTTGACTTTGTTATTCTTCCCTAAAGTCGAGAAGGCGCGCGCATCTATGCTGCCTAATGTTACGCCTTTGACAGTTTCTTTCGCGATGATGTTAACATTGCCGATGGCAACGCCACCGACCGAAGACTTTGCGGTCGACTTCAGAAGAGAGCTTACTACATACTTACCTTGTAGGAGGGGAGCGACCTCATTCATGAGAAGTAGCCGCCTATCAGTACCCTTCGGAACATCAATGATGATGACTTGGCCACTCTTCGGATGGACTCTCGCCGAAAATCCATTCAAGCTCAATTTCTTGATTAGGCCGCTTACTGAGTTATCTGACTGTACTCTCAGAGACGCCATCGCTTACTCCTCTACTCCGGTCGCGTCCAGTTCTGGCTCGTCGACCTCAACATCCGACACATAGAGGAACTTACTCTTCACATACTCTTCAATCTTGCCGAGTCGCTCTTGTGTCCAATACTTCTTAGGATCTTTGTTGATGGTCGTCTCGAACACTTTCTCTCCGGTGTCTGCCCACTGTAGTCGTGTTGAGTTCTTCACTAGGAGGCCCGCGTCCACAGCCAAAGGAACCAGACCATAGTAGCGATCGAGTCCGGCTTGATGGAGGATCCGAGTTTTGATCTTGAGTTTTTCGCGAGTCAGGCGTGACTTATGCGTCGTGCATGTCACGATAGCACCTTTGATTTCGTCGCCGTCTTTATCTTGCGCCTTTGTCATGGTGATGATAGTCGAGCACGCATATTTGAAACCACCGCCTCCTCCAATCTCATTACCAGCATACAGCGAACCGATGCTGGCATATACGTGATTCGTCACGACAAATGGAATCCTCGATCGACCCAGCTTAAGAGTAATGACACGGAACACTGACCTGACCAATGATGCGCGTGTCATGTCCTTGGTATTGTTTCCAGCCAAGGCGTCTGTCATTTCTTTCTCGGTCGAAAGGTTACCTAGCGAATCGAGAACGAAGAAGAGAGGAGTGCGTGTCTTAGGGTCTTCCTTTTCGTAGTTGTCGATGATCTTGATACACGACGCTCGGAAATCCTGTAACGTAATGCAAGGGACAATACCGACCCGACTAACGTCAATGCCGCGCTCTACTAGCATTTGTTTAGAGATGGCAGATTCCGACTCGAAGATGATGGCCAAACCCGTCGGTTCTGCTATCTGGAACTGTCGCAGGACTGACAATGCGAGCATCGTTTTTCCCACCGAACTTTCCGCAGCGTAGCCGGTCGCCTTAGAGTCCGGCACGCCACCGTAGATGGAGCCCGAGATCAACGCGTTGAGTGTATATGAACCAGTGTCATAGTACCCAGAGACGTCACCCGCTGCGATTCCTTCTTCAGCTACGGCGGCAAACTCATTACCGGTCGCTTTGAGGAAAGTCGTCAAATCACTCATTCTGTAGCTCCTTTCTGGATATCGGTAAGTGCGCCCATTACGTCTCCGGCTACTCTACTCATGCCTCTCTCTTCCGACGCTTCGTCGATAGCTGTCATGATATTATCCCATCGACGAATGAATGTGGATGATGAAAGCTCGCCTTCCATGTACTCTTCAATGACACGAATAACCGGCCCGATAGTCTGAATGGCATCCAGAGCCTTCTTAAAGCGCTCAATTATCTCAGGCGGCTCCGGCGCTATGACGACATCGCCATCTTCATCGAGAACAGGATCATTGATCTCCATACTCGACTGAATGAAGTTGTCCATGTCATGCAGAAGCTGAATCAACTGCAGAGTAACTCGCTCTTTCATGCAAATAGTCCCATCAGTGATGATTTTGGATCTAGGTTCCATCCGATAACTTTACAGAAGGACTCCACCGGTAACTTGAAAACCTTCTTGAATTGCGCTTCATCGTCTAAGTAATTACCGAGCTCAAACTCATCCGGAAGATCATCCAAGAAGGCAATATGATTCCCACGAAGAGGATTGGGCTGCTTAAGAATGTAGGCCTTCACTTTGTGGCCGCTCTTGATCATCGGATACTTCTTCCATAGACCCTTAGCCTGCAACAGATCATTGTACCTAACAGCCCCTAGTGAATTCCATGGCGCGCGAGTCTCGGTCGCTTCTTTCATCGACTTAGGGACGAAGCCACATCCTATCGGCTGTGCACGCACGGCAACCGGAGCAGCCATAAACTCCTTCTTGAATTTCTTCACATATTGTATAAGCTCTTCCTGGGTGCCTTCAAGTAGAATGCGATAACTTTTCTCAAGTGCTTTCCGACTTATCATGGGCGTTGATCCTCTGACTGCCTCGACGCCTGTCGTCTTAACCGCGGGAGTAGATAGTCTAACGCCTTCCATCTCATGTGTCAGTAGAATGTAGTTCTTCTTGGCGCGCCAGATGCCCACGGAAGCGATCGCTTCCTTCTTCATGTCCATCAAGTTCTGCCTGGCGCCCAGCTTGGCACCAAGCGATCCAAACGCGGCTTGCGTAAAAGGTCTCAGTTTTCGGTCCAAGAACTCGGAAAGTTCATCGATTGATTTTTCCACGTCGGTTGGATCTGAAGGGACATCATCGAGAGCCAGATACGCCGAGTCGGTATCGGCAGCGATAACGTAATCTTTGTTAGTGCCGAACAGATCATTCAGATACCGATTGATCATCTTCACGATAAATCGAATAGTTAGCTGGCCAGTCAGCGTGATTCCTTCTGCGATATTGCGATTGAAGTATCTGAACGCGACATTCGCGCACGCTCCGTATCCCGAGTTCGCTAGAACTTTCAGGGCACCTTGTAATGCATCATATGTTGCAATCTCATCGACGAGTTTGTCGACAGCAGAAGAATCACCACCGGTAGCTAGAAGGCTCTCCTTCTCTTTCTTCTTACTAAGCATCAGCCGCTTAAACTTCTGTCGAGAATCAAAGACGTGACGCATGGCATTCGGAAGCACGCCGCTAGATGTAGGATCAAACCAAGCCCCGTTGGCGGTGCAAGACAGATTCTGCTGGCGCGCAGACAAGGCGAGATCTTGTCCTTCGAACAATCTCTCCATAAACTTCAGCGGGTCTTCGTCGGCCTCTTTCCGCAATGTCTCCGGAGACATGTTATACATCATACAGATAGATGGATACAGCGAAGTGAGGTCGAGAGAGCAAACCATCCTATATTTCCCGGGGATAGGTTCTTTCACCCACGCTCCGGCGATTGAACCTTCGTCTTTCCCTACCCTTAACGGGGGAATGATGATATTTTCTTTCAGTAGCATGTTATAGATCATGCAATCCCAGAGCTTAACTTTCCCATACACATCACTAAACTTGACCTTGGTCATGTGCACCAGTGAGATAGCGAGCTGCAGCAAGTGGAGCTTCTTATCTAAGCGTTCGACGAGTTCGACATCTCGGATATTGTAAGTGACGAAGAGCTCGAAGTTGTTCAGATAAAGCCCCATCAGATCGCCATATTCAGAATAGTCGATCTTTTCCTCGCCTAGCTCGCGAGAGCAGATGTAGTTCAGGGAGTACTGCTCTTGTTTTGCGCCGAACTTCTTATAGAGCTGCATATAGTCGAGGCTAGGCAGACCCAAGATGCGATATGTATCCATCTCGGCCTCTTTGTCATACCTCTCTTTGATGCAGGTGCTTGTTTGCCTGTGGAATGGGCTGAAGAGATTTACTCCCTCTGGCCAGATTTTGTTCACTCTATTGATGAGGTAAGGAATGTCGAAGTAGTCGATATTCCAACCCGTTAAGACATCGGGGTCTTTCTCCCGAAGGTGAATGAGAAACTTCTGAAGAAGGTCCTTCTCGTCGTCACAACGGATGTAGTATTCTTCGGTGGGTCTCTTATCTCGTACGCCAAACGTCACTGCCTTCTCATCGAAGAGCTTACATGTGATGCTCAATACTTCATAATCCGCGGCGGTCGCATCCGGAAATCCACCCGGTCGGAAATGAGGGAGTTGATCGTCGATCGGGTACCAGCGAGAGTTGTAAACATCCCAGACTAGATGTCCGGGCGCTAGCGCTCGCAGCTCGTCAACTCGCTTTGTGGTCTCTTTACCGGAAGGACTCTTCACTTTGACTTCTGACCAGTCGTCATAGCCATCAAAGCGCGTTTCGATATCGAAGTTGAATACACGATAATGACGCATATCAAAAGAGACATCATCCGGATATAGTTTCGAGAGCAACTGATACACCGGATCGGTTTGGCCATAGACGCCGATATCGGCGTACTCTTTCACAAACGCGTTCAGATCGCGAACCGACTGCAGCCGGACTTGACTGAGACTTTCTCCATAAAGGGATCGATGTTCACCGTCGCCTCTGATAAATACTTCGAAGGGATATTCATCTATCACTTTCTTGCTGCGGCGCCCAGAGTCGTCGGTACTCCGGAGAAAGATTTTCGAACCGACTCGATCACAATACGTATAGAAGCCCATCAAATGACACCCAATGCAGCTGCACCGATCACATCATTTGATCTCATTAAGACTGTCATTGATAACTCCTTCATAACTGTCGCAGGTCTGTTCACTGCATTCTTTATGTTAATAGTTTCGATCTTCCTTTACAAGGGAATCCGCAAACTAGATCTCAAAGGGCTTTTTGTAGATAATCCATCCGATATTCACATCTCATCGACTAAGTTCTGGTCGAACATCGCATACTTCGTCACTACAGTCGCCTTCCTAGCCATCAATATCGCTGCCCCAGACACGAGCAGTCTAGAGTTCATATGGCTGATTTACTTAGGCGTGGTAGCTAGCGCCGCAGTTGCTACCAAGTTCCTCAAGCTGCGATATAGCTCCGCCGGCGTCCTAGCGAATCAACAAAATGAAGATGAGCAAGATCGGCGCGATCGTCGCCGGAGCCGGAGATGGAACGATCCGGACCGCCGAGGCTATGGCATGGATGAGCACGATTACTATGACGCCGATGATTCACACACATCTCGACAGAATGCTTCATCCATGCCATATGGCTACAGCGATCGAGATGAATCAGGCGAGTAGCTGAATCCCTGAACCCATGATCGCACTGTACTGATTCCGGATCTCCACTAGTGGCGTATATACACCGCTGAACATGACGTCTTGTTTGGCGATCAGGACTGCCTTCTCTTCCGTCAGTTGGGTTAAGATCAACGGCGCAATAGAAACACCGTCCCTTGTCGGAACTAGCTGGGCGGGACTCTCGACGAGCCACCCGTCGGGATGTTCGGTGACGTCGCCAACAATGACGCCAGATGCTTTTGTGAACAGAACTTTGATATTCATTCTCAGACTCCAGTGCTGCCGAATCCGCCAGAACGTTCTGTCGTTCGTGTCGGCTTACTAGTTAGGACGATAGTTTTGAACTCACATGGTTCGAGGATTGCTTGCGCGATCCGTTCTCCGTCTCCAATGAGGACGGTGTTTCCGGAAAGATTAATCATCGAGATGAATAGTTCTTCTTTGTAGTCAGAGTCGATGATGCCGACGCTATTCGTGAGTGACATTCCAGTCTTGAAGGAAAAGCCAGATCGCGCAAAGACTTTCATCACATATCCCTCAGGGATATCAAAGAAAAGACCGGTCGGGATCAAAGCCCTCGAACCAGCTGGAATCGCGATTCTGTTCAGTTTATCGACCACACCTTCGTATGATCCTTCGACGGCAGATCTGATCGGCACCAAGGACTCAGCCGGTAGATATGCCGTTAGGTCGACCGCGGCCGATCCTGCCGTCGCTTTCTCCGGATGAACACCACTTAGAGAATAGACTCCCAACGTCGGTGCTGAGCTCTCGAGCTCGGCCGAGAATGCCTCACAGGGCACCACCGGAACCGCATGCATCTCACCCATATCCAGGAAATCAGTCCGGGCATCCGGTTCCGCTTGCTTTTGTTTTCTTGCCATTATGTACTCCCATCGTATACTTGGATTTCAATAACCAATTGCATTTCTTGCTAAAGGGGATCACGACGACACCCAGGCTCGATCCGGCCTCTGGCTCAAACTTAGATGTGACTAACTGCCACTCATCCAATAGCTTGACTATGTAATTGAGCCTCTGGCAATCATCGTCCGAGTAGTTAGTTGAGGACGCCCGACCATCAAGCAAAAATAGCTGCTTGAAGTGACATATGTAATAACGACCCCGCTTATGTAAGATGTGACACGTTTGCCACAACGTGGGCGGTTCTGAGTTGACACTACAGATGCCAATACGCGTCAGAGTCTCACGAACTTTCAGGAATTGCTCCCGAGAAAGAGTCTCTACCTCATACATTCCCTCTAAGATTTCGTCTTTTGTCACCAAGACCACCCTTTCGCGTATATTCACGAAGGACATCGATGCTTGGCCGTAGGAGATTCACGCAATCCTTAGCCTTGCGCGCGCTGAAACTGAATACCTCTTGGATCAGCGCGATGATGTCGTCTTCATCTTCTTGATTCTTATGCCACTTACCGTAGCGCTTTTTCTTATCCAGCCCATAGTAGTAGAAATCAAATTGCTGCTGGGTTGTAAGATTCGCATAGCGATTCATCTCATTGGCAAACAACACACTATCCATCGTGTTGCTGAAAACTCGATTTACGATGAACGCCGGATAGGCGACATCTCGCATGTCGAGTCGTCCACTCTTCGAGTTGATAACGCCGGCGATATCAAAAGGCGACAGCTTCTTGATTCCACTTTCGATATTTACGCCCATGCGCAATCCGCCATCAGCATGGTCAACATGGCGACCATATTGATTTCTTTATCGACGACATGCGCCTCTTTGTAATCATATTCAGCTAGCGTGAGTATAGTCTGCGGAATAGATTCTGGTGCCATGAGAGGAGTGAGCTTGTCATATATGGCACGTCGTAACATGGCACCATCGTTATCCATGTTCTCGACCACCCACTTCCGCATATCGCCAAACTTCTTCTGCTGTAGAAACTCCGCTAGTTGTTTAAGCGAAGTGTCGTCAATTCCTTGCTGAGAAGAAATGATCAAACGGCCAGACGAACAATAGCGTTGCAGAAGATTCCATGTCCGCCGGAAGTCCGGGAACGTACGCTTTATGATAGAATATAGCTCTTCGGGAGTATACTCAATCTGCATAGCGACCAGGTTCGCCTCGATGGATTTAGCGAACTGGATCAACATCGCTCCCTTCTCTGCCTTCTCGATATTGAAATCCACCGGTGGTGCGCGAGAGAGGATCGGCTCGATGATCCGATTGCCGAAGTTTCCGGTGAGGATAAAGCGACAATTCTTGGCAAATTCTTCGATTGAACCACGCAGAGCTTGCTGCGCATTAGTCGTCAAGCCGTCTGCCTCATCGAGAATGATGCATTTTATGCCGCCGTTGAAGCTGACGGTCGAAGCGAATTGCCTTACTGTAGTCCGGACAGTATCGATATTACCGGACTCAGAAGCATTGATGACCAGACTAGCAATACCCATCTCTTCACAGAGGGCGCGCGCGAGACTGGTCTTGCCGCAGCCAGCTGGACCGACGAGAGTCATGTTATCCAAGTGCTTCTTGTCGGCGATGGCTTGGAAGTAAGTCTTGATACGCGGTGGCAGAATACAATCTGCCACCTTATGAGGCCGGAAGCGCTCTGACCAGAGAATCGTCTCGATGTCCATTCTCAGTCGACGCTCTCGACCGACACATAGTAGACAAGAGACTCGATGTCTTTGTTCTTGAACCGGATAGCATTCTCGAAGACGTCGACTCGGTAATTACCTTCGACTAAACGCAAGTCATCAGTCTTGATATACTGCGCGGGCTGATCAATGTGATCATTATTGATTGCGAGCGAAAATTGATTACCAACCGAGTTGATGTTCAAAGCGGTGATTGAAGTTGCTCCGAACTTGAGCTCTTTCAGCTTCATCATTGCGGCAGCTTTCTGTAGCTTGGTCAGCGCCTCTCCGCTAACATCAAAACTTCCGACTTCATTGGACATGGAGATTTCTTTATCCGGCGGCGAGACAATTACCGATGGACTGCTATAGAAGTACTTCAGATTGCTGGTGCTGTCGGAAAGAAGAATGTGGTCCTTCATGAAGGTGAGATCCGGATCATCCAGAACTGTCAGTGCCGAGATGAACTCATTGAGGTCATAGATGGCGAATTCAGTCTCAAACTCATTGTCGATCGCCACATCCGCAAAGATATTTCCCAAGATCGAGATCGTGCGCAGGCGCTTCCCTGGTTTGACAACGATCCCCTGATTGATCGCGGCAAAGTTCTTTAGCATATTCAAGGTCAGACGTGTTAGCTTCATATCAAACTCCTCGTGGTTTACTAGATGATTATTTTATAATGGCCGACGCCATTCTACAATAGAGACGGCATACTCTTCATGAATCTTGCGGGGGACATAGGATGGAAAATCCATGCACACGCTCGACTTGAATGATAGTCTTCACTTTATCCATGATCTTGTCGGGCGAGTGTGTGATGATGAATACGTTCAAATCTTCTAGCTGGGTCATCAAATCAGCTAGAGCTTCTGCACCGGTGGTGTCTAGCGATGAATCGAACACCTCATCGAAGAAAAGAAGATTCGACGAAACGTTGCCGTACATTTTCGCGATCACTCTCCAAGCGATCAGAACGGCCATGTCGATTCTGAGCTTCTCGCCTTCGGAGAGGGAATAGTAATTGTACTGATCGACGCCAACAGTGATAGTCTCTTCGAATAGTTCATTGATGTGGAACTTTGCCGAAAGACCCAGATCCACCATCTTCTCATTGACTATCTGATTGACTATAGGAATGACCCGACTGATCAAGTTAGCTTTGATGCCGGTGTCTTTTAGCATAGAGTTGATGACGCTGTGGTACCCATTCAGCTCGGTCACATATTCGAGTTTCTGTTGCAACGCTACATGTGTTTCTTCACTTCGCTGTAGCTCTTGCTGGATCTCCTCTATCTTCTCATTACCCTGTTCTGTGTCGATGGCCTTCTGTTGTTGCTCGAGCTCTCTCAGTCTTCTGGTCAACACTTCCAGCTGCGCATCAACTCGGGACCGCTCCATGTCGATATCTCGACTCTTCTGCCACTTATCCGAGGCGATCTGTATGGTCTTCCGAATCGCATCCATCCGCGCTTGACTTTCGATGACCCGATTCTCTAGCTGGGCCATCTTGGAGCAATCAGCGTCGTGGATTCGCTTCACTTCGGCCTCCGGGAGAGGCTGACTACACGCATAGCATTCAGAAGGAGCAGACTCGATGCGCTTCAAGAGTTTGTCAATTTCCTTCTTCGTGTTGCTCTGGAAGGATTGCTCTTTATCTAGTAAACGCTCGGCGTCATGTGTCTCTTTGCGAAGAGCATCGACAGACCCAATCTCTTTCTGGTTAGTCAGCAGCTCTCCTCTCAGAGTATGAAGAGGTTCAATGTCGGAAGTCACATGTGCAATTTCCGTGGCGATTCGACTGCGCTGTTCTTCCGCCAGAACTCTAGATTGCGTCTCTAGCTCGACTAGTAGTCGCCGACGGCCAGCAGTTTTCTCTTTCATTACCGAAACTGCCGTCTTCAGATCAGAGATTTTGTTGCGTAGCTCTCCGTTCTTCGTATACATCAAACTGCTCATCTTGGAGAAGATGACTAAGTTGAGAAGCACTTCAACGAATTGTCGCCGTTGTGGACCATTCAGTTGCATGAAAGTAGTGTGTTGTGCTTTACCGACAAACATGATCTGACACGCCGAAGCGTAGTCCATGTGCAAGATTTCATTCTCGAGGATCTTTTGATAGTCACGCACCGAACCGGGTGCATTCTTCAGTGCACCATCTTCGAATACTTCCAAAGAATCCGGCTTCATAGTGCGACGAATAAGGAACTCCTTCCCATCAATGGAAAACTCGAGTTCTACTTCTAGCCCCTTACCGTTCTTCGCATTGATGAGCTGACCCTTCTTAATCTTACGATAGGGGCGACCGAACAAGGCAAAACAAAGGGCTTCATTGATGGCACTCTTGCCGGCGCCGTTCTTTCCCAGTATGACAGTCGATGGGGACCGATCGAGATCAATAGACGTCCATTGGTCACCATAGCGCATGAGGTTTTTCCAACGCGCACGTTTGAAGTGAATCATTCTCTTTCTACCATTGTCAGTGCTTCATTGTATACATTCATGAATAACCGAGACAGCTTGTCCTTATCTATACTTTTCGGTGTATCCATCTGATCGATGTAGCTGTTAATCAGTGTCCTATTGTCGAAATGTGATGACATGTCTAGATCCATCTGCAATCTGCTCTCTTTCGATTGTTCGACAACTTCTGCCAGTTTCGTCGTCGACTGTAGTCGCTCGTTGAATATGCCGAGCTTCCCCGGGTTCACGTCGCGATATGATGGGATATAGACCCGGACAATCTTTTCGGCATACTGCTCGTATGGGAAGGCATCGATATCGGTGCCGTCATCATATTCGATGACGGCGTACACTTCGAAAGGATTCTTGATGAACTGGAGATCCAAAGAAGATGGATCGAAAATGTGGAATCCACGATCATATCCATAATCTCCCCAGTTAGTCTGGAATGGGTTCCCTAGATAGTAAATCGAACCTCGATTGGCACGGATATGAAAATGGCCAGAGAATACTCTCTGGAAGCGATCAAAAAGCGTAGGTTCCATCATGCCGTGAGCGGTAATGCCTCTAGTCGTCTCGAACCCATTAACTTCGAGATGGCCGCATAAGATGGAAGGCGTGACCTCGGCGATCTTCCGGAACATCTCCTCGCTATTGCTCTTGTTGATCCAGGACACAAAATGCACCGGTACGTCGTCATGCATGATAGTCTCAAAGTCACGCACGACATGGATATTGGGATACATATCGCCCAAGAAATCGATCGTATTAACCGAGTTATCTGTCCGGAAAGCTACGTCATGATTGCCATAGATCATGATGACTTTGATATCCGCTGCGGCTAGCCTATCGAAGAACGACGACAAGGCAAAGTTGAGACTGGCCGCATGGATCTTAGTACGATACTCCCATGTGTCCCCTAGGATCCATACTGTCTTGATATTGCGACGCTGGAGTTCCGGGAAGAAGACATTCTCGAAGAATTGCAGGTATTTGCTTGCAAAATATGACGATCCATTCCTGACGTCGAAGTGGATATCAGTTATGATAGCTACCTCGGTCATTTTCCACCATAGAAGAAGTCAGAAAGATTCGTCTTGTTCATGTCATATTCATCGTCATGCTCGACGGAGTACGCTTCATCGGTAGGATCGAGCATAAGTTTGACCTTCGTCGCCTGCTTTTCTTTCTCACTAGTGATCCGGTTCACAAAAGCACGCCACATAGTTCGATTGATAAACCCATACGGATTGACGGCACCACTCTTTCCTAGGCGATGAGGGTCGAACTTGTTCATAGCCTTTACTGCCGCCATGATGCCGTCGCCTTTCATCTCATCGATGTATGTATAATCACGGAAATTGAAGCGTTTGGCCAAACCATCAGCCATTGCCAGAATGACTTCTCCTACTGATTGAGGGAGAGGCGGTGCTCGTTCTCCCTGCGCTGCCGCCATGTCTACACGTGCTTTCCATTCACAGAGGTCCTTGTGGAGGACATTTTTGTCTACATAGTTTGGCATTCGTCAGTGCACCATATGGGATAAGAGGAGATCTTCGCGATTATTTTCATCAGCCATCATATAGAACTTGATAGCTAGGACCTGTTGGAAGTGTTTTGTTAAATGCGCCGCGGGGCGCGACATAGAACATATGGCAGCCTTACAGATCATAACGGTCGGCTCATCGGACTCTTCGTACCCTTCAGAGAACTGCTCGAGATATGGGGCAAACTCATACTCTAGAAGTTCGCGCTTCTTTTGATCGTACCGATATTTCAATTCATGCGCGTGGGCGACGTAGATCTTATCGCCGGCCTCCAACTTAAGCGTTCCGACGATGAAAGCCCCGTTTAGTAGATAGAGCAATACGACATTTGATATATCCATACATCATACTTCTAGTTGGATGATCTTGTACTTGAACTTTTCATTCCTGTAGATCTCTAGACGCTGGATGAAATGTCCAAACACTACATTTGGCTTCTTCTTGTTGCTCCTAGAAGTATAAGTTAAATCATCACCGATATCAATTAGCTCCAGATACTCTTTTCCCTCTGAGAGGCGAAGACCACGTCCAATCGACTGTAGGACGCGGATAGGCGACTTATAGGGATGGCAGAACAGGACTCGATGCAGATTGCGGACGTCAATCCCGGTAGATGTTGTCCCGAATGACGCGAGAAGGATGCAGTTATCACTTTCTTCTAAGGCGTGGCGAATCTCTTCTCGTTCGGCGGTGCTGACACCGCCATGGATATAGAACAACTTCTTTCCGTGTTTCTCGCATAGTGGCTCGAGCAGTCTCTTAAGAACGTCTCCATGTTTTTCTACGTAGTTGAACAGAAGTAGGATATTCTTCTTCGACTCTATTGCGATCTTCGCCAGCAAATGATTCCTGTCAGCAGAACCAACTAGGAAATCCACTTCCTGCTGATAGTCACAACTGCGATTCAGTTTGCAGTCTGACTCGGGGTATTTCAGTGATATAGCCGTGATCTGTATCTTCGATACGACTCCAGCCGACATCAGCTCCGATGTCGTCACGATCTTGTTGAGAGAACCAAATCGAGCTTGCATCTCCAGCTCATGCATCATCGTGCCATTGAGAGTTCCCGTGAAACCGATGCGTCTCTCCGCGTGAGTTAGATTGTTGATGATAGATGATATTGACTTCTGATTCGCACTATGTGCCTCGTCACATAGGAAAGTGTTGTAGCGAGAGAAGAAGCTCGAATCTTTCTTGAACACAGATTGCCAAGTTGTTATCAATACCCTGGCGTCCATGGACTCATGTCTGGCACCATAGTTTCGGCTAACTAACTCTTCTACTGGCCAATCATCTAGACAGTACTCTTGGAAGTTAGCGTATAGTTGCTCTACGAGTGAGGTGTTAGGCACCGTTATCAGAATGTTATCGTCGGTATTATCGAGCAGATATCGCACTATCAGATAGATCATGTACGACTTACCCGAGGCCGTCGGCGAGAGGATAAGCCCTTTCGACTTAGTAAGGGCTATATTGACGGCGGCCAACTGATGACTCAAAGGAGGATACTTGGAGACATCCAGGATGCGTTCTAACTTTTCCGGGTCAAAGATCTGCGGCCCTCTGAATAGAGCCTTATCATTGATCTGAATAGTGTAACCATTGACAGTCGCCCAATGCGCCAGCTTTGGCAATAGGCCGACCGGAAACGACCGTGCCTTGAAATTGAAAAGACGGATGCGTCCGTCCCATCGACCGGCTTTCACTAGCGGCTGATGTTTGGCCCCCGGCACCATGAAGGAAAATTGCTCGTATATCTCATACGCGATCGATTGATCGCAGATGATGCGCGCATTCACATGGTCTAGCCAGTTAACTTCTATATCCATCAGGCACCGTTCTTAAAGCGAATGAAGTCTATCGCATTCTTGATTGTGTTATTCCGGAAGCTCAGATTACGAACAAAGGCTTCCAGCATATCCACTTTGGCCTGTTGTACATCCAGTTTGACTTTGAGCTCACTTAGGGCAGAGTCGGCGTCTAGATACAGATCGACGTCTGTACGTAGAATCTTTATCCCCAAGGGCTCGCGCATATATTCTTCGTCGGGAGCGCGTCCCATATAGTAATCAGTGCGTGTCTTCTTAAGAGCTTTGTACTCTCGATCAAGGAGCTTCAAGATCTTGAACTCTTCCATAAAGTACCGGTAGTACTTAGCATGTAACATCGGAATATTCAATGATTCGCGATCGAGATTAGCTTTGTCGATCTCACAGTCGCGCTGAATCTCTTGCTCTAGAACCGCCAGCTTCATGATAACATTACCTCTCAAAGCGGAAAATCTGGTACCTCAATGTTAATGTGCAGACAAGAGGAGTAGGATCAATCTGAGATATGTCAAAGGGAATGGAAGAAAGGTTAGTCGGATATGCGCCGACCATCACTATTTTCACGTTCTTCGTCTTGTTGGAAGTAGTCAAGTGGAGCGTGACATCTTTCATCAGTGGCACGACGGGTTCCGTCTCGCGAATATCTATCATCCACTTGAGTAATGATTCGTAGTTCGCATACGACTCATCGATCAGAAAGCCAATGTTGATTGGCTCATACTCGATCCGATTGCTCGGCATATTCAGACCGAAGTTCTGATAGGGAGTGTCAACACCCATCATCGAGACGCCGGGCAGTTCAACATTCTGAATGAAGAAGTTGACGTCGTCCATTCCGGGTATCAGCATCCTCGAACTGCTGCTGATAGCCTGATTGCGATTAGTGACTTTCATTTCACTTCCAGGTCAGCTGCAGCACATTAGCCTTCGCGGCCCAGTCTCTGACACTGAAAGAAGGGCATGCTTTGCCCGGATCTAGATCGCGATGACCCAGGAGAGTCACGATGTTTGGATACTTCGCGAAAAGCTCTCTGACTTTCTTCTCCAGAGACGTCCATTGCGCTGGAGTGAAATTGTTCTCTACCGTTAGCTTCGAGCCGTCCCGCCTGACACCGCCGACCATGCATACGCCAATGGATGCGACATTGCCGCCTTTTGCGGCACAATGAGCGCCTTGGATGGACTCCGGTCGTCCAGCCTCGATAGTCCCATCACGTCGGATGACCCAGTGGTAACCAATGTCATTCCAACCGTTCCCCTCCACATGCCATTTCCGGATCGTCTTTGCGCCAATATCCATGTCGGGTGGAGTGGCTGAACAATGGATGATTACTTTCGTGATATTTCTCATGTGAGATTCTCTTCTAGGTCATTCTTATTTACGAACCAAACCAACGAGTAGGCCGGTCGTCTCCTTCCGGAAACGATTGCATATAGTGCTCAAGCATGAGAACATTACACATCAGATGGCCCATATGCGGAAGACCCGACTCGCTGTCGATATCTTCGCCTCGCTCGATGGCGGCCAGGTGGCGCTTAAGGCAACCTATAATGACCGAATAAGGCATCCCTTTGGCCCAGTTCCATGGGGCATACTTCTTTGTGCCATATCCAAAGACTAAAGCAGCGTTCTTAAGCAGATGTGTCGGGATTAGCTCATACGGGACCTTCCCGTCATTATACCGTGCTCCGGAGCCACGCTCTTCGGAAAGCACATCACCTATTCCTATCGTCATTCTTTCTCCCAGGAGGTCCAGTATTATGTCATGACTATTATAAGAAGAGTCTTAGTTAAGCGCAAGAAGGTCTGCGTATTCTTTCTTGATCTTCGCTAGCGCCGTCGTACGCCGTTTCTGATTAGTTCCGGCGCCCAAGTATCACATTAGAGGGAAAGTATAAGAATTATTTTTGATAACTCATTGATTATAGTGGAGAAAACGCATTGAATGACCGGTTCTAGATCACTCGCAGAGTAACTGAAATAACCGCTCTGCGCGTCCGGTCAATTTTAAGCACATACACAAATGGAAAGGGCGCCGAAGCGCCCTTTCCGGTAAACCCTACTGTGACGCTTAGAGCAGGTTCGAGACCAGCGCCTTGCGGTAGTAGTAGTTCGCGTTGTCGCGAATGTTGCTGTTGTCGCCGACCAGTGGATTCTCCGAGAACGCATATCGGGTCTTGAACCCAATCGCATTGTGGAAGTTGACCGGATCGACTGCCTTCGCGATCTCCAGCGGGATATAAGGGTGATAGAACAGACCAGCGTCATACTGATCGGCACCCTTGTAGCCCAGCGTGTAAGCATCGACCGTTAGGTACGGATCGATATACACCTTGAAGCGACCACATGTACCGGCAAATGTCGCACCAACCGGATCGACTTCCAGATTCTGGACAGCAGCCAGAGCAGGAGCGTAATCCAGCACGCCAGCCATCGCCAGAGCAGAAGCGACGTCAGACGATACGATCATGAAGTTCGCTTTACCGCGGAGGGACTGAACAGCGACCGCATTGGCGTCACGCTCGATCGCGAACAGGAGACCCTTGAATCGCTCAACACTCCAACGACCATCGGCGTCCGCATTCAAGTCGAATGTACCAGGCGAAGAGGCAAACTGAGCACCGACCTTAGCGGCCGAATACACATTGCGCACTGCCATACGATTGACTTCCGCGATCAACTCACTCGAAAGAATGTTGACCAGCTCGGCCTCTGCTTCCAGGCCGTGAACCTTGCGCATATCCTGCGCAATTTCCAGGCTGTAGTCGGCGCGCAATTGAGACGCTACTGCCGAGATCGAGTGCTTACTGATCGTAACACCGACCGAATTCCACGCTGCCGTTTCGCTGGTAGGAAGAGCAATACCAGTGCCTGTCGCGAACGATGTCAAGAAGTTTGCCGTCGTGATAGTCGCGTCTGAACCGGTACCACCGTAGCTCGCTTGCGCCTCGGTCAAGCCTAGGATTTCAGCGCCACCCTGTGGATTGGTGTTCGGAGGAGTTAGAGCCTTACGTGCCTTGATAGCGAAGGCCAAACCAGTTGGCTGACTCATAGGCTGAACGCCCATGATGTCATATGCGATCAAGCGAGGCGCCATGCGGCGAACCATCTTGATCAGGACCGGATCCCAATTCGCAACACCCGACGTCAGGTTGGAATCTTCCATCAGGTGTTCTTGAGTGTTCTCGAGGAGGCGGGCGGTTACCTTCCGCTTATATGGATCCTTGATCTCCGGCGATTCTTTGTCGTTGAGTACCGGATCCCACTTCTCAAGAAGTGGCTTGTAGTCGTGTACATCTTGAGTCATTTTGTTCTCCTGATCTCTTACAAGTATTTAATGAAGTTGTGATTTAGCCACGTCCGAAGCGGACATCGTAACGTTGGAGATATCCAACGACTCTCTCGTCGAGTTTCTTGGTGCCAGTGTCGTCCTTATCCTTATCATCGTCCTTGTCGGCATCCTTATCATCGTCCTTGTCGGCATCCTTATCATCGGCCTCGCCGGCATCATCGGCGGCTTTGTCTTCCTTGAGAACAGTCTCGATGATCAGTGAAAGAGCGGCGTCAAACTCTTGATCGGAATCGAATGACATTGTTTCCAGCAACCGCTGAGTCTTTTCGGCTTGCGTTGCAACCAGATCACGAGTCGCTTCAAAAATCTTATTCTGGCGAGAGACGCGTGTCAGCGACTCTTCAAGACTCTGGATTCGTCCCAGGCAAGTATCGATGGTGGTATTCGCTTCAGAGAGCTTTTCATTGAGAGCTCTAGTGGAAGCGTCATTATCGAGCTTGAACCCATTTTGTTCAATGGAAGCCTTGACCGCTTCGAATGCTTCCTGCATTCTAGCAAACTGTTCAGTCTGGATCAGACGTTCCTTGTTCTCTTCCGTGAATTGGCGTGCTGCTTCCCGAGCAGCGTTGACGACATAATCATCAACGTATTTGTTTGCTGCCTCTTTCAGAAAAGCCACTTCCGAAGTATGTACTTCTTCAAGCTCTCTCCTCACAGATTCTACATGTTCCTTTAGAAGGCTATCTAGCGCTGTGGCAGTCCCAACTGAGACATCAATAGCGTTTTCTTTGAGGAATTCTTGGATGTCTCTCATTTCTTAAGCTCCTGAGTTCAAACGGATTAAGTAGTGGAAGAGATTCATCATCTGTTCATCCAATCTACCAGTTCTCACAACTTTATTTATGATTTCTTTAGTTTCTTTCTCTCGTTCGATCAACACGCCATTTTCCCATGCCCAATCTTTACTTTCCATGATGGCAGTGAGATATGCATCAGGCGCGGAAGGATCCATTACGATATCGCCAGGACTCAGCATATTGAATGCCTTAACGACACGAACACTGGAGCCATTGCTCTCTTGCAGAATCGTTTTTCCGACTGCGCGTGTACTGATACCCATGACAATGCCGGCATCCATCAATCCAGCGACGATGTTGCCATTCGGAGTGCCCACTGCGACTTTAGCTCTGGCGATCCAGTTCGAACCATCTTCCGTCAGTGAGACGAACTTATGAGAGACTTCCTTGGGGTTATTGAGAATGCTGCCACTTTCCTCAGGGTGATTCAGATGTCCAACTGCCATGTTCTTGGACAACACTTCGCTGATGTACTTGTCGATGACCGGTTTGACAACTTCCTTCGGATATATGCGGCGATTGCGATTCAAGATATCGGCTTGGATGCTAATACCTTCCAAGAAATACTGCTTCTTGGCATTAGCACCGTCACCTTCTTGCAGAATCTCATTCCGGACATCTTCTAGACGTTCACATAAGACTTCCATGGTAGTCTCCTCTTAGATTCCCATCGCCTTCCGGAACCGGAGAGCCTTTCTTGTTTTTCGCACCAAGCGGGCTTTGAAAGCAGAACCTTGCGCCTTCTTCGCCATGACCGCATGACGATGTGCAATTCGACTCTTGGCCATCTCGGCGCCGGTGATCTTCTCACACACTTTGCGATCCGGATTATATCGGTAGCCCGGATTACAGACCATCTTGATTCTCTTCTTCCCGCGGAAGTTGACCTTGACAGCTCGTTTCACTTCCATGATAGCGCCGTTATCATCATCAATGATATCGCCGTCTTGTACTTCAACATCTTCGACCGCGAACTGGACAATACTTGGGTCCAAAACGACCGAAATGTGGTAGCGATAACCCGTTGCATTATCCGGAATATCAGCAATATCCACTTCACCGTCTTCGTCGGTCGAGCCTTCGACTTCGCAGTTGTAAGCATAAACATACTCATTCAAGTCCAGCTCATCCATATACTTCAGGGCAGCTGCCTTAGACTCAAATGTGACATCCAACATGCCGGTCGAATACTTTCCCTCATCGGATCCTAGAACTCTTCCCAGTTCCCGAAGATGAGTCACAATCGACGCCTCCAGCGGTGCCATTGATGGGACTTCTCGCTCGGTAGCTCCAAGAGTGTCCGGATCGACTCCCAGTAGGCCGACGACTTCGCCGCTTTCCATCAGTCTCTGCAGTTCGATAGATGCTTCTCTCTTAAGATCATGCATGATGTTAAATGTATCATTCATCTTTCTTACTCCTCGGTTTCTACTGGCGGTGTCAATTGAGGCTGACGACTCGCGATTTCTTTCTTGATCTGTTCCATTTCTTCTGCTATCTCAGCGTCTGATTGGCGCAGAACTGTTTTCTTTACAGTGTTCATGCTAAAGTATTTACCCACATATGAATCACACGCTTGCAACAGAGCTAACCGAGAATTGAGTAGTTCAGTTTCCTTCAGCTCGACAAAGTTGTTATCTTCCGCGAATTGCCAGAAGAAGTCGCGATGGATCTGATCCCATTCGGATGCTTTGATAACTCGCTTGGCGATCAAATGCGTCCGGAGTAGATCGTCAATGACCGTCATGAAATGACGCCGGAGTGTAGTTATGTACTTAGTGAAGCGGTACTCGTCGCGCTGAATCTGTGTGCCTCGACCAAAATCGAATGTCGTTGATTCATTCTGGAACCGTCCACGTGGGACATCTAATGCGCGCCATAGCTTGTCACGCATATACTCGACTTCATCGAGAATATCCTGCGCGCTCTGTCCTTCGATGGTTGATATCTCGGTCCCTTTGGCGCCATCGCGACGTGGGAGCCAGTAATCTTCCATCATGGAGACTAGATTTCTCTTATCGGTGATCGAGCCAGTTTTTGTGTCGTAGACCATCTTGGTCTGAAACCGTTGCATCATTCCCTGAATGTACTGTTCGGCCTTATTCTTCTGGAGACCAGACACGTCGATATAGAATGCGCGGCGCTGAGGAGCACGCACTACTCGGAAGATGATCATTGCCTCTTCCATCATCTTCATGTTGTTGTAGGGAATGATGGCTTTCTTCAAGCGTCCTACATATCGACCGGTTGTTCGATCGAATAAGCCAGAATTCACATGAGTGATTGCATCCGGACTAATCTGAAGGCCATTGATATTCGTCCCGACCTGACATTCAATGATGCGATTCATAGGATTGACAATCGGATCCCAAGATCGATAGATGTAAACGTCTCTGACCTTGTTCATATCATATGTTCCCTGCGCATCCGGCACAGGGATGATCTTCACTTGACGTATCTTAAGCGGATCAATCGGACGAACTTTTACAATTCCTCGACCGGCGATGATAAACTTCTGTAAGTAGATCTCACCATCGACGAACCAATCTTCGAACCAAGCCGGACCATTAACCTCGAAGTCGATCAGATTGTAGATGAAGATACTTTCTTTCTCGATCTTCTCCCTGATGCTTGTCGGAGTCTTCGCATCGGCATACCACGAGAGCTGAAATGCTCTCTTACCCGGAACATCCGTAATGAAACCCTCATTACGAATCTCTTGGATAGCGCCATCGATTTCAGCTGTATTGGCCAGCTCTCGATATGTCCGTATAAGCTGATAGTCGTCCATGGACGACATATCATATGTGAACGGTACCGATGTTATTCCACCAGCCGCACTAGCGGCCGAGACGACCGGGCCAGCAAGAACATCGCGCCCCAAATCGAACGTGATCAGGGGCGCTTGTTTCGGTTGATTTTCGATCCCAGCGTCGCCGAAGAGATTCTCAGACATAGTCTATTCTCGCAGCTCGCTTAGGTTAGGAAGTCAGGTCTGACTTCCATCCATTGACGGCAAATGTGATCGACTGCATCGCGACCTGATCGTTCTGATCATAGCCGAGCGTCACTTCACCGAGCACCGATGGGAACATACCCTCGATGGTATAAGTGCGTAGGACATTCTCGGCGCGATCCAGAGCATAGACAGTGGCCGTCGCAAAAGCGTTGGCTGGATTGATCATTTGCTCTTGTGCTACGTTCGACTCAAAACCCAGAAGCATATCATGCCACTGTTCGAATACGCGCCGACCCAAGAAGTCATTATCCAAGACTACTTGTACTGTCCAATCGTCGAACGTCTTATCGCCCGGCAACTTAACTGGTCGACCCATGTAAGGAACTGTGACGATGCCAATGTTTGAACTTGGCAAACTCGCACTTGTACAAGTGAATGAAATCTTTCTGCTGGCGTCGGTACTATCATTAACGCCGGCTGGGAACGTCACATTCACTCGATAACGATTCGGCCTGAAGCCGCCCCGTTGGAAGTTAGCCAAGAAGGTATAGACGGAACTTTCTGACATTGTTTTCTCCAATGATCTCTTCTAATTTACTCTGACCTATCTTAGCCAACGCGACCGACTTTCTCTTCGAAAGCTACATCTTGTCGAACAGCCACAAAGTTCAACTGGATCCAATTGATGGAATAGACCGGCTTGATGTAGATGTCGCCGATGAACTGGCGTGCCATCTGCACTTGAGCAGTGTTATTCGTCTGGTCACAAACTACTCTGTATGCGTCAATGCCACCTCGGCCCGAAACTTCGCGGAGGTATGGCTCGACAGTGTTCACAAACGCTGCGCGAGTGAAATCATTGTTCTGGTCGAACAGGAAGTACTTCGCCGCAGAGCTTACTGCCTTACGTAGAACGATGAATAGGCGACGCACACCGATTGATGAGAACGCGCTATTCTTGCCAAGCAGTGTCTTATCACCGAATAGAATCGTTCCGTCGGTATTGAATGTAACGACCGGATTGATGCCTACCTTGTAGAGAGCATCACGTGAGGCCTTGACTGGCTTGAAGACAAGCGAAGTCACATTCTTGATCTGACCCTTTGTATAACCGCCGGGGCTGATCCATGGGTCGCTAGTACTATCGACTCGAGCACATACACCGGCGACGTCGGCATTTAGAGGAACCCAACGGAACTTGTCATTATAGACGTCATATTGTACTTTCCAGCCACTATCCATGACAGCATAGCTAGATGCGCTACCGATTGCATTCCGCGTAGCCAGACAGCCATCGACGGCTTGACTCTGTGTCTTGTTCATGATGTCCGACAGCTTCGGCGAGAAGAACACCAACACATCTTGTCGATACTCGGCGATGTTGTCGATCGCATAACGGACGACTGTGTTATGATCAGAATCACCGCCGGCTGCGCCTAAGAACAGAAGCGATACATCGACTTCTTCTGAGTTCTGGAACAAGTCAAGAGCAGTCATCAACTCCGCTGCTCCCACGCTGACGCTGTTAGCACCTCCAGAGAGCGGCTGCTCGAGCTTAGCCGATAGAGCCTTGAACACTGTCGGCACGCCAGCTACAACTGTATTGACTCCCCAGGCCGAACCAGCAACAGTATCTAGAGCAACCGTCGCCGTCGCTGGAGTCGTGAAACCACCTCCGGTTAGAGTGACCGTCGGTGCAACCGAATAACCAGAACCTGCTTCAACTAGAGTAATCGCCGTCACTACACCCGCAGTCAGCGTGGCAGTAGCAGTAGCTTGCACACCGCCGAGTTGATCCGGAGCTCCAATTGTAACGGTCGGTGCCGTGGCGTATCCTGTGCCACCAGAGCCGCCAATTGTGAAAGCTCCAAGCTTACCGTTCGCCGTCGTTGCGGCCAATCCGGTCGAGATCGTACGTAGTGCACGAACGTACTGACTAGTACGATTGATGACATTGACATAGAAGTTCGGCTCATTGTTGGGGCCCTTAGCATCTAGAGCCTTAGACACAAAAGCATACTTCTCGAGAATAGAACCCACTACGCCACTGAACTCACCGAGGACGTCAACAACGACAATATGCAGTTCATCATTGACCGCGCCAACACTCTTCGCGTACTCCGAGGTGCCGGGTGCAAAGTCGAAATATGTCTTGTAATCCCAAGTCGCCCAAGTCGCCGCATCCGCAGCGTAGACACCCAATGAGTTACCTAGGAGACCGGGATACTTGGCGATAAAACATGACGTGTCGGCACCAGTCTTTACGATTTCAAAGTGCTTATCGTTTTCGACCAAGACGCCGGATCCGCCGTTGTTGGCATTGATCGCCGTCGAGTCAATGGCGCGTACAACACGCAAGTCGCCGCTATATGCTAGGAAGTTGAAAGCCGAATACCAATCGGCATAGTTCGTATCCGTTGGCTTGCCGAACTGCTGCTCGAGTTCCAAGGCGCTAGTGATCAGAGTTACTTCTTTTGCGGGTCCCCAGATAAAGTCGCCAGCGTAAGCACCGCCCGAAGAGCCGGTACCGCCAATGATATTGGTAAGATCAACTTCGCGGGTCTCAACTGCAGGGCTCAAGTTACTGAATTCAGACATCATTATACTCCGATGTGGTATATCTTCTATGGTATTTATTGGAATCCGCTGTTATGACGTTGGCGTTAGCAGCCAGTTGCTCGAGGTTTCCGACGGAAGGCCGTCATTTAGGACACCAAAGATGGCAAAATCATTCTGCTGTCGGTAATTATCGACAATCAGCTTTCGCACATTTAGATCCACCATATCGGCAAAGTAGTTCTGTTGAGAGAACCAAGCAAATAACACTAGCGACATGACAATATCATCATGTTTTCCAGATTCAGCGGCGAATGAGGTTCCCGTCTTGACGAAAGACGACAGCTCCGATATTGTCTCAAAGTCGCGGATGATCAACATGTCATTCTCTATCAGCGACTTCAGCGCTGTACATCCGATAGCCTTAGTTCGGCGAGTTGTGCGGAGTCCATAGTCTCTGCTCTTACCCACTCCAGGCAAATCATCGGCTTTCTTACCAGTCGAAGGCCTGGTCATTAGCATGTTCTCATATTCCATATCCAGCCAGAGACTATCAGATGTCTGCTTACCGATGGAGTTTGTTTCTATCAGCACTAGTGCTTCATTGTAGGAAGTGCCGACTTGTTGAATCAAGTAGGCTAGCTCCAGTGGATCGATATAGTTATCGCGAAGCATGGCTACTTGTCGGAAGGGGAGTTTCGTGACATCTATCACATTTATCACCGAGTAGTCTTTCCCGATACCCTCTGAAACATCAACACAAAGAGCATATGAACGTCCTGGGGTTGGATTCTCGTATATGTGATAGTCCTTTTTGTCATTCAGGAGAGCGATGGGGTCTTCAAAGGCTAGAGAGCCAAGCTTTTCTCCAGATATCAGAGTATCAGAACTTCCTAGGAATTCGGTCCCAAACTCTTGCCTGAATTGTCTCTCCGAAGTATTCCGTATTTGTTCTTCTTTCCACGCTTCATCGCGGAGAGGATGCTCATGCCAGAACGCTTCATCTCTAACAAAACCGTTCTGACCGTTGACACTTCCCATCCACAGTTTGTAGAAGTGGTTCAATCCCTTCGGCGTTGAAGTAATGAATAGCTTAGACGTCTTGCCGGAAGTAATGATAGGATAGTTAGCGGTATATGTCTGTTCGGCGTTTTCGACGAATGCATACTCATCCCAGTAGAAAAGATTGACCGATCGGCCGCGCAACTCGCCTGCGCCGGTGAAAATCTCCGATCCATTTCCGAAGATGACGTTGCCTTTATTCCAGACACTAACGCCGGGCTGAATCCACCATGGTAGATTCTCGAACATCACTTTGATACGCTTTAGGATTTCAGCTGCCTGAGATCCCTTCTGCGCCATGATGGCGATTTCAAACTCTAAGTTAAATAGAGCGTACCACAAAAGAGCAGCGGCAACTACAGTCGTCTTACCGCTCTGTCTGGGCCACTTCCAGATGATGAAGCGATTGTCCTTTAGTTTGTTGAGGGCGCGCAACTGATAATCATACAGATCGAAGTATTGGATACCGGCATCCAATGTGACAATCTTGCAGTAGTGGCGGATAAAGTACTCCATATCCACCGAACATCTGTCGAATTCCAACTGTTGCTCTTCCGTCAGACCTAGCCGGACGCCTACTTTCTTGAGGCGCTCGTCGCCATTATAACCGTTTCTCTTCTTGAATTCGCGAGTCAGATCATCAGTCTTTAAAGAGTTTGTTGTTTGCATTGTATCTTACACCATATGCGAATAACATATCATCCATGTGTATTTAACAACATGAAAGGGGCAGCCGTCGGCTAAGCAAGTAGTCACGACGTATCTTATACCCGAGCAAGTGCGACACTCACATAGGAAAGATGGTGTAACCATCCATCAAAGTTGACCTGCTCTATCTACATGTGATAACAGGTGTCATGGTATATCTAACAACGTGCGGTATGTCATGTGGCGGAAGTCCTTCGGGACCAAGATTGAAGTATAGGGCGTAACCGCTTCCCGCGTCCTGGAAGTAGAAGATACTTCTCCTTCAACCGTTGTTTTTT